CCTCTTCCCCCATCTCCACCCCGGCCCCGCCAACTTTGGCCTTCCAGTTCCCTACGTAGGAATGATATACGCCCGCCGGGTCAGCATCGGGGTGCAAGGTTTCAAGGCGCTGCGCTGATAGCAGGTATTCGCCGAAAGAGGTCAGCTCGCCCTCTGTGTAAAATTCTGGATTCTTCATGTTGTTGGTGTTGGTTGTTTTTTAAAAAAGTCTAAGTTGACGGGGAATGTTTTTGCTACGGGGTCGTGCTCCATTTTCAGTAGTGGGTTACCCCGATAATAAGGTTTCACGACTACTACATTAACCTCTTCCGGTCTTTGGTTTGACTGCCACATATAGGCGCGTCCCGTTTCGGTTTTAAAGACCCTAAACTTAATAGTAGCGCCTCCGCTTGTGACAAAAAAGCGCCATTTCTTTGTTGCCATGTTTAAGAGTTAGTTTGCTCTTGTTTCTTAATCTCTGCCAGTTCATCGGTTATCCAAAGTAAAATGTCGCTGCAATTGTACCCGCCCGCGCTTATCAGCGTTGACTGCCCCGGTATTTTCCCCTGCCATTTCAGACTGTCCATTTTCTTAATTTCGTCCCGGTGGAACACCTTGCCCTTCCTGGACAAACAAAACCCCCTGCTGGTTGTCATCTTTGGCCCTGACCATATCACATGGTTCATGTTGTATTTGTTTGCCAGTTGAAGCGACAATGAGCGGTCAAACTCTGCAAAGGCGGTGTTGGCGTTGGTCTGAAAATGCCGCTCCACAATGCCTAAATTCTCTTTGTTGCCCTTGATAATCGTCGTCATGCCCTTTTTAAAGGCTTTGAGCGATTTGCCCGACGCTGCCGCCGCTATTGCCATAGCCTTTATTTTGCGCTCTGCCGTGCGGTCGTTGGTTAAGGCGTAGAGCGTTCCCGTTTCCAAGAACTTGCCCCCATCGTAACCCAAGGAAGTCAGGAGGTTGTTTGCAGCGGCCCTTGTTCGGCCTTCCAGGTCGGGCGAACTTACCTGAAGGGTAAAAAACTCCAAAATACTATCCGTCAATTTGCCCCCCATAATTTCGACCATCCAAAAGGCGATTTCATCCCGGAGATATCGGTAATACCGGCCCCAGACAGGCGAAGTGTTGATTGCGCGGATGCTGCCCATGCCTTTCACGATTTGCCCGTCTACCACGATCTTTTTCAACAAGTCTTCCCAGAGTTGGTCAAATAGCCAGCCCTGCGCCCGGCGTAGGCGGCTTTCAAAGTCGGCCAAAATCCGCTCCATCAGGGAGACGCGGGATTCGCCGGAGCGTTCTATGTCTCTAAGCGTTGGCATTTACTGGAATACGGTCAAATGCGCCCCTGGTTGGCTCTGCCGTGACGGCGGGCTGTAGTCTACCTTGAAACTCTTTTACCTTGGCCTGTACGATCTCCTTTTGGCTGCCCGTTCCGCCCATAAAAGGCCGCTGCGGGAAGTCCCCATTTTCAAACCTGATCTCTGCAAAGATTTCATCGAAGAAAGTCCACAGTACCCGGCTGTAATCGGTTTCGGGTAGTTCACTCAGCACCATTGCCCGGTCTGTCTCCGTCTTTGTGCGGAAAGGGCGGTGGTTGTTCTGCGCTTCCTCCCAGGCAAGCATACCTGGATCGTCTTTGCTCTGCTTCTTCAGTATCCGGCTTCGAATGTAATCCTCCACCGCCGCGCCAGCGCCCGCGTCTTTGGCGTGTTTAAGCGCCAAAAGCAGTTCTAATATATCCTCCATTTCATAATCCGCCGGAAAATTATACTCAACCATGTCGAGCGCTTCAGCGATTTCAGCGTATTCGGCAACCAGCCAAACGCACCACTCATACATATTAGCCCAATGCTGCCCGGCGCGTGTCAGGACGTTGTAGACACTATCATACTTTTTCGTTATTTCCCTGGCCGTCTTTGCTACGTCGGTGTTTTCACCAAGCAACACCCCCCACATCGCCCGCTCAATTTTGTCGGGCTTTTCGTCTACTTCTGCCTTTTGGTGGCTTACAATGTCAAACGGATGACTTGGATAGTGAACCATGTTGCTTAGCGGCATCAGCCGTTCGCCTTCCTCCGGGTATCTAATCGTTATCACGTCTTGAACACTTACGGGTATGTTTTCGCCCGACCCTTTGCATTTTGGGCAAACCTCCCTTGAAACGGACATAGTGCCATGCTCACACCGCCCATGCCCCTTATCGGAAAAGGAGCATTTGTCAACGTACTGATATTTGACGGGGAACGTATGCAGCGCCAATGTCAACGCGTACTCGCTTGCCCGGTTTATCAGGTTCTTAAACTCCGACTTTGCGGGGTGTAAGACCGACAAAAAAGAATCCCGGTCAATCGGGTCACGGTCGTAGCCGTATTGGATGAACGGCGGGCGCGTCTGCTGTGTAGTGAACGTGGTTAAAAGCCATTGAACGGGCTTTTTCTCTTTGTTCATCACTTCCACAAATTCCTGATTACGACTTAAAACCGTAACCGGGTTGGCCTCGGTTATCTGTGTCAGGGTTTGGGTGTACCCGGCAAAGTAAAGGGTGTATTCTATCCAGGTGATGTCTTTGCCTTCGTTGGAGGACATAAGCACCGGCGAACCGTACCCGTTCTTTACATATTCCTCGGTAATTGCTTTCGCCTTCCCCGTATGGTTGACACGTCGAAGCAGCCATTCGTACACCCCGTTAACCGCCTTTAAATTCCAAACCTGCTCAGTCGGGATTATTTCAGGGCGCGGGTAGGGCTTTTCTATGAAGTCGCCCCGGCTATCTCGTGGCCCGTCAAACAGCACCAAAAGAAAGGAATGCGGGTCTGTCGCCACCTGCGGCGCGAAAGTCTCAAATAGAAAATCCTCCAGCGAGCGACCGCCGCTGAATTTATTAAGCCGTTCGGTTAAAACCGCCTTGGCTTCGCCCTCCTTTTTGTAGGTAATTTTTACGCCTCGCTTGTCGGTGGACTGTAAGCGGCTGTAATGGGACAAAGTACGGTTGGCCGCTTCCGGGGTCGGCGGTTCCGTTAACCGGATGCGCTGTTCCTTTTGCTCTTCCGATTCCCGCATTTTGTAGGAAACGATCAGATCGTCCAGCCCTTTGCCGGATACGATGCCCCGCCAAAACTTGGCATCGTCCGCCCACTGATTGTATTTGCTGTGCGGCGTGTCTTGCTCTGCCGCTTTAATTAGAACGTCCCTCCCTTGCTCTATGTCCATCATGTGTTTATTTTAATTCCAATTGATCTCTCCGGTAATGAACGCAAAGCCACCCAATTTGCCAAGCACGACGCACTATCGGCCCGCCATAGGGAAGCGGTATCTTTATTTTTAGCCTAGCCCACCTAAACTTTCGACACAGGCCAATGCTAACCAACTTTCTGCCCCCAAACTTTACACTAAAGCCAATAGATCGAGCCGTATACCACCCCCATAACTCCATGTTGTTGTTTGTTTTATGCTGTAAAATTAAACCATTTTCGCCAAATAGCCCAAACATTTATCGTGACAAACCATGTATTGAAATGCGTCCAAATGGTGCCCCCGCTCCTCCACGCCGTCCTTGTTTTTCTTTTTCAGCAACTTGCCCTCAGCATCTTCGAGGCAGTTCTCCAGGTCTTTAATAAACTCCTTGCACTTTGGGTTGACCGTTATTTTAACCGCCTTGCTGCCGTGAAATAACTTGTTCGTGAATTGCCGCCGTCCCATTGTCCCCTTGCCGATGTGCGTCTTATACGCCGGGTTACTACTTGGCACCCTCATTTCATAAGGTATCCCAAAAGCGTCAATGCCCATTTTTAAGTCCTCAAAAAACGAATGCTTGCCTTTTACGGGTAGGCTGTTATTGCCGCTGGCATCGCCATAAATGTACAGCCCCATTTCGCACCTGCTGCCGTAATCCTGTCCAAACTCTTCGCCCAAATGCCCCGCCGTGTTACGGGGTGAAGCCAAGGCGTATTCGTCAATGTACCGCAAATCAATCCATTCGCCCGACTTGTATCCGTTCCACTCCCCAACGCCCTGAATCATTTGAGACACTAGCCCCGTCATATACGGCTTTGAGTTGAAGTCAACCGACAAGTGCAGCGGATGGCCTGGCAAGTAGTCCACGTTTGCAACGTGCTTAACCGCGTCAAATTCCGTCACATATTCGCCCCCTGTCTTGCTGAATGGGTCGCCGTAAATATGGCTACCAATCAGCCCCGAACCTGCCAAAAACTCCGTTCGGTTTTTGATGAAATCGGCGGGCAAATTAGATTCGTTGTGATACGCCGAATAAATCACTACCTGCCGCAGCCCGTCAAACCCGTAGTAAAAACTCTTTGGCGCGTAAATCTTCGCCTTGATCTCTTCCCGGTGTTCCCCGATCTTAAACATTTCATTGAGCCAATCCGTCTTTGCGGGCTTCGTGAAAATGTAAAGCGGATTCATCGCCTTTCCCGCGCCCGGCGTACCCTCCGCACAGAACGGGAAAAAAGCCCCCGGCAGAACGTGTAAACCCTTTTGCCTTAGTCGCCCCGTTACAACCGATGTAACCGCCTCTTCCGTCGTGTCTGCCGTTTCGTCGAGCATCCCCCAACCTACCTCAATACCTTCGATGGCCGTGTAATTGTCCAGCGAGGCTGTAAAAATTACCGCCCCATTTGCAAGGTAGATGTTGTTGTTATTGCTCTTAAAGTTGTACCCATGCCTCACAAAATGCGCGGGCGGCTCTTTGTCCACCACATAAAACCCTCGCGGGTTGTTCTTTGGGTGGTACTCTTCCCATCCGTAAATCTCCTTCCAGGTCTTAAACACCGCTAACAAGGTCGCCCGGCTCAACTGGTCGTAAGTGTTCGCCGCGATTAGTCCAATGACCTTTGGGGTGACTTGGATAAAAAAAGACGAAAGTACCCCGATACCGTGCGACTTTCCCGACCCCTGCGCCCCCAACGTAAGATTATACGGCGCGGCCTCTTTATATAGTGCAGCCTGCGGCTCAATGAGGCGTATTTTCGTTGGCGCATGGGTCATTCAGTGGTTTTTAAGATTTCGACTTGGATAGGTGCAGAGCCGAAAGACGGGGGGAACAAAGGATCTCCATCAGGCCCACTCATTTCGCTTTTTTGTGCTACCTTCCCCTCAAACCTGTCCAGTATTTCCCGGTAAGCCAGCACATCGCCGCTTTGCGCCTTTAATATCAGGGCAGCGTCCATCAGTTCGAGCATTGAAAACTCTTCAACGCCCGCCTTTTCTGAAAGCGGATTGCCTTTTTTCTCAACAATAGCCAAAAGCCTTTTTAGCCTCGTTTTAGAGTTCTCAATGCCTTTTGGCTTCCCTTTTGGGTTCATTGACTCCCCTTTTTCGGGCTTCCATATTTTGCCGCCATTGCGACCCTCTACCATTTTCGCCACGATGCTTTCACGTTGAAATTGTTACCCTTTTTGCGTCTCACTCAGCTCCATTTTAAATTACTCTGTCATTTCCC